CCCGTCAGTGGTGACCCGCGACAAGGCCAAGGGCATGCCGGTGGACTCGGTTCCTGCCGCCCAGGCCTGGCGCCAGGCCAATGTGCGGCCGCGCATCAACCCGTCGACCGCCAGCGTGGGCGCTGCGCCAGGCGCGGCCACCGCGCGCCACCAGACTGCCGACAAGCCCGACCGCGGCGCGTCCGAAGACGAGGGCGACAGCTACTGGGCCAGCCGGGCGCGCCGCGAGCAGGCCGAGGCCGAGCTGGCCGAGCTCAAGCTGGCCGAGCAGCGCAGCCAGTTGGTGCGCGTGGCCGATGTGCGCGCCGCCTATGCCCGCCGCGCCGCCGGCCTGCGCGAAGCGCTGCTGCAGATCCCGGCCCGCCTGTCGCCTGTGCTGGCCGCCGAGACCGAGCTGGCCCGCGCTCACTATGCGCTTCATGCCGAGCTGATTTCCCTTCTGTCCCGATCGACTGCG